CATAAACATGTCTCAGTTAAAATTGTGGTTTGTATCTAAAAACTATCTTAAAATCGCAGAATTTATTCTTCATAAATGCAAGGAACAATATTTGGGAGAAGTTCTTGATTTTGTTGTGGGTTATTTCAAAGCATTTACCGATAAAAATCTAGTGGAACACAAAATTAATAAAAATATACTAACAGTAAAAACCGAAAAACGGCACATGATACTTGCGTATATTATGCTTCAGTTTACAATTGTAGAAGAGGTGAAAATGGGCAAAAAACTATATGTTATTGTTGAGGAAAAAGAAGTTACACCATTTGAAACAATTTATTCCAACTATGAAAGCAGCTTTTACCCTTATAAAATTTTACCAATTGTATATCTTCACGGAATTGATGAAGATAACTACTTGAGTCTATTCAAGTTGCAGAGAAATTCAATCAACTTGAACAATGCCTATTTCAGACATTGGGAATATTATGCCGCGTATTCGCCCGTTTGGTTTAATCGCATTAAAAAACACAAGGGAACTATTAACCACGAACTAAAAAGTATTGAATTTCCTAATGACGACTTCTTTGAGGAATTCTACGACTCTTACAATTATGAAACCGATGAACAGAAACCAGAAACTACAAATAAAAGCATAAAAAACATTGTAAAAGTGAGAACACTAGTTGACTTTTGCAATCAACACAAAAGCAACGGGTTATTTATTCCAGATGCCGAGTTCTTGGAACAAATGGAAGAAATTGAATATTGAATATAAAAAATAATATAATAAAAAAATGAAATATTGTTATGTTTATAATAAATATAAAAAACAATAATAACAATGGACAAATCCGACAATGATTCAGTTTGTGAAGAATTTCCTCTAATTATTGACGAAAGCAAAATGAACGAATATTTTATTTTATCAAACACAAATTTAGAAGAAGTTCCTGAACAGCATAGACTAGCCTATAGAATAGCAATAGATAGTCTAAAATCCAATGAATGCAATGAACCGTATGAGCGACTTTTGTCTTCACAGTTGGGATTAGTTAACGTTGAAGAAAAACATGGTTGGGATGGCATTGACGATTTGGAAAATACAAAAAATGTTTATGAATATAAACCATCTTCAAAAAAAAATGCACCGTCCGGAACAATAAACGATGATAGCATTTCAAAAATAGAAAAGTGTGAAAACCTGCCCAATGATGGAAAAAGCGGATGGTTAATTCTTGCCGGGATTGATAAGGAAAAATTTAATTTCAAAGTAATTTATAAATTTCCAATCCACATTTACAATGCAGATAGAAGAAAGTATCTTCAAAATATGATTGAAAAAAATAAAACAAAAGAAAAACAGACTAGAATAACATATTCTATTACTGTAACCAAATCCATTAAACTGTGCAACCAATTCAGCGTTCCTTATTATGTCTGGACAAATAATTAACATATTTCAAAAAATACGTCGTTTTAAATGTTAAAAGACGTAAAGGTGTTAACAAACTTTAATAGATTGACAATCCTCTGGAATGAATACTTGGCCTGGCTTGTTTGTTTTTTGAATATTTTTTACACGTGTAAATAAAATCGGCAACTTTTTTTCCGAGGGATATGAGTGTTGCTTGCATAAAACTACACCCTGACTCACAATGTATTTGACGTCACTTCTGTTCATACCATCTGGGACGGTGGCAATAATGTGACACGATGGTTTGTTATCAACGTGAAACCAAATGTCATTCGGTCCAGCGGCGTCAATAATTGCATCATTATCAGAAGCATTTTGACCAATGGTAAAAGTCACTTCGCATTTAAGAGTTGGAATATAAATAACTTGGGTTTTCATTTTGAGATTTTGTTCTATAAAATGTGTAAAGAATAAACATTCAATTTTTATTTTCTCAAGTTAGAAATAAAAATTGAAAAAGAAATAATGATAAATAATATAAGTAAAAATACAACACAATGGTGAAAAACACAAAAGGTGGTTCGGGACACAAATCCCAAGCGCGTAAATACGAGAATACTGGAAAAGTAAGTAATTTTAAGACAAGATTTTCAGAAGATGAGTTTGAATATTATGCACAAGTTACTGCCATATTGGGCAACGGCATGTGTCACGTCATGTGCAAAGACGGAAAAAAGCGACTTTGTATTATTCGTGGAAAGTTTCGCGGAAGAGGAAAACGTGATAATACACTTTCAAATGGTAAATGGGTCCTTGTAGGTGGCCGTGATTTTGAAGCTGAAAAAACTGGTGAAGGAAAAAATTTGGAAAAGTGTGACTTGTTGGAGGTTTATAGCGACCTAGATAAGGAGCGACTGAAAGTTCTTGGTGGTTTCAATGATTTTATTACAAGAGACAATGCTTTTGTGGCTGTTTCTGGAGGTTCCGCTGATAACGATTTTGAGTTTTCAGACAATGTCGGAGAAAATGAGTATAATAACTTGATGAGTGAACTCAAACCTAAGCAAATTTCACTTGTCTCCATCTCGGAAAACACCGAAGATTATGGCTGTGAAATTAATGTGGATGACATCTAGTCTAATCTATATCGGGTGGAATAATATCTGATTCAATCTCTACTTCTGGATTATTTACAAACGACTCATCAGTAAATAAAATGTTAAGTATTCTGGATAGATCTACAATATTACTATTTTCGTTTTCGTTTTCATTTTCATTTATTTCTATTAAGTCAGGCAAGTCCTCCATATCGTCTATTTCCACGGTTTCATCGCTTTCAATGTGCCGTGTATTTTTTTCTATAGAATCAAATTTATACCTACATATGGGACATTCACAGCTTTCTTCTGTTAACCATTGCATAATGGGTTCAATGCAGAAACAATGATTACATGGAAGTTGTATTATATCATCATCTTCGTTAAATTTCTCCATAGATATAGAACATTTATCGTTTTTCTCTCTATCTTTTGCGTCTTTAAATTTGATTGTAGATAATCCATTTTTCACTTCTTCTGTAACAACATTTTTAATTGGATTTCTATCGTATAAACTTTGATGTAAAATAGCCTGAGAATTCGGAACTGAGCTGTAATAAAATGGGAAAACAGGAAATAATGGTGGAATATCGTTATCATTATAGTTTTCATCTAGAATTTCATTCTGAATATTATTTATAATGTTACTAAAAATGGTGTTATAGTTACTGTAAATGTAGTTATTATTAAATATACCACCATTGTTATTAATATTATTGTTGCGGTTATTTATCATATCAGTTAAAAGCATTTGAAAAAGTTCATTATTTGACAAGTCCATATACTTATAATATATAATATGTTTAAGTAAAAACCAAACAAATTATACTCACCTTTCACACAGATTTTTATCTACACCACCCCAGTTTTGTTTTGCTATCTCCCGTAAATATATATAACGCGGCTTGTTAGTTGTATTTTCAATACATTGTCGGCGAACAGAAAGTATAAATAGCTGTTAGGAGATAATAATACATACACCAACATCTTTAAGTCAAAATAAAATTATACTTATGTAAAATATTATGCAGTAAGAGCTTAGAGATATGTTAGGTATATAATGTATACCAGGTTCACAAAAACAAGAAAAGAAATGAGCAACATGTTCAAGAGCGAAAGACAGCCCAGACAATATCCTACCGGAGACCGGGATAGGGAAAGAGACAGAGGTGACCGCAATAGACCTCACATTGATTTTAGAGGGTTTAATGAAAAGAAAAAGGTTGAAGTAAAGTTAACGGAAGCAGATTTTCCAGACCTTGTTGATAAGGTATCTGAAAAAGAAGAATGTAAATTAAATTTTAAGGATGCATATATGAAAGAGGCAGTAGAAGAAATAGAAGAAGATTATCCGCCGCTACCAGGTTGGACGAGGTATAGAGTTAAAGACGGAATTGTAATTGTAGATGGTGAAATCCCAAAAAGAGAAGAGGAAGACTATACAATGGAAGAGTATCATTATGATGCTACACAAATTTTCAGTTGTCTAATAAATAGATGGAATGATTATAAGAAGAAGTATAACGAGTTGCACGGAGAGGAAGAATATGAACGAATACATAGCATGCCAAATTATGAATCATTTTTTGATGAAGAATGGGAAGAATATTAGAGATAATATGCCGTCAAAAATATATTAAATTATATAAACCACTAATAATATAATTTAATATGGATGTTGAAGATTCACAAATAGAATTAGACACAAAATGGATAGATGAATTTGAAACTTTAGATGAAAACTACAAAGGATTTTATGCAGAGGATATAACATATATTAGGTTTAATTATATTTATGTTAACAAAGAAAGCGATATAGAAAAAATAAAAGAAGAAACGGTCTTTTTAAAGGAGCCAAATTATATTTCACGAGAAGAGATAATTGGAATACTTAAAAAGAACTGTAAAAGCGCAGATAAAATGTATACAGTTTTATCAATATTAAGATATAATATTGATGTTGAACCGACGGAGATACACCATTTTTTAAAAACAGATCAAGAAGATGACCAGTTTTTGAAATCAATAAAAAATATAGATGCAATAACCCTAGAAAAATCCATTTCTATGTTTCAAGATTTGAATGAAATTGTGGTAATTTTTTATGAAAAAACCGACAATACAAAAAAACACAAGGCTGATAGAGCGCTAACTCAAACAAAACGGATTTATCTCAACACCATAAGGGGGTCCAAGAAAAGAACATATCGTAAAACAACTTAAAGAAGACCCACCATATTAAGTAACCATGGCAGCACTCTTAAACGCTCTTGACTCTTATACGCCAATGCAGGTCGGTGAGAAGGGACACGCAGAATATTCTTGGTCCAGCGACCTTCAGGAGAAAATCCTTCAACTGAGCTTTCAGTTCACTCGGTGTGATTCGGCAACCATTGACTCTCATGCGGAGACGCTGAGACACGTATTGCGAAATCTTACTTGGAACAAGGACATATCCAGAGAAAAGTTTGTAGAGTTAATGACGGTAGCATACAAAATGGTTGGTCACACGCGTGACATTATTGACGGAAAGGGGGAGTATTCCCTTGCATATATGCAGGTTCTGGTTTGGAATGATATCTATCCAGAGCTTGCTCGTTTTGTTCTTACTACATTCGTCTCATCTGACGGTCATCCTTATGGCTCTTGGAAGGACATTAAGTATTTTTGCAACTACTGCAAGTCCAAGGGACTCGCAACATCGGACCCTCTTATGCAGCACGCATTCCATCTCCTTCTCAGTCAGATTCGCATTGATTCCAACTCTGAGAAGAAGTCACTTGCCGCCAAGTGGGTGCCTCGCGCCAAGTCTCATCGCTTCGGTTGGATTTTCAATGAGCTTTCTATAATGTATTTCAAGGAGTACATTGAGACCGCAAAGACAAATGTCCAGGTTGACCGTGCCGTCAACAAGGCCAAGATGGACTTTCGTAAACTCCTTGCGAACCTGAATCGCGAGCTTGATACCACCCAGATTCATCAGTGCGACGGAACGTGGGCTAGGATTGACCACGCAAAGACGACCTCCATCACCATTTCTAAGCAGAAGACTGCGTTTCTAAACAAGAAGAAGGACGGCACTCAGCGCTCCGAGGCGGAGGATCGTATTCAGTGCGCCGAAAACTTCACTGCTCGCATCAAGAAGGCCGCCGCTGGCGAGGTGGAGATGAAGGGTAAGCGTGTTGGTCTCAACAGCTTCACCGTTCAGGCTTGCGACCTCATCGACCGCACTCGCTTGTGCTCCCCATCATCTGACGTCCAAATTGAGATTGACCTTCTCAACGCACAGTGGCGCGATAATGCAACTCAAACTGGTGCACTTGGTCCTATGGTAGCAATGTTGGACTTTTCTGGATCCATGAGTGGCGACCCAATTAACTGCGCAATGGCCCTCGGGTGTCGTGTCGCGGAAAAGTCTGTCCTCGGTAAGCGTGTCATGTCTTTCAGCACCAATCCCACTTGGCATAATCTTGACGGCTGTGATAACTTTGTGGACATGATTCGCGTTCTCCAGAATGGCGAGGTCGGATATAGCACCAACTTCCACGGCGCCTTTGACCGCATTCTTGACGCCATTATTGAGAAGAAGTTGACCCCTGACCAAGTTGAGGGTATGATTCTAGCCATCTTCTCAGATATGCAGATTGACGACCCAAATGTGCAGGCACCTAAGAACATGGAGTCGTTCTACGATTCTATGGAGCGAAAGTATGCCGAGACTGGTACAAGGCTTTGGGGAACTCCTTTCAAGCCTCCTCATATCCTATTCTGGAACTTGCGATCTACCAGCGGCTTCCCTTGCATTTCTTCCCAAAAGAATGTGAGCATGATGTCTGGTTTTAGCCCCGCTCTACTCAATCTATTCTGTGAGAAGGGACTTGATGCTCTTCAGGGATGCACCCCTTGGTCCATCCTTGTTGAGCAGATGAACAAGCCAAGATACCAGTGCTTGGAGGACAAGGTCCGTGAAGTCCTAGCTTAAAAGGGCAAAGGTTTAACACTAAATCTTGAACCTTGAACAGAAGCTTCAACTGCAGGATTTGGCGCACCATGTAAAACTAACTCTTCTGTAACTGGTCTAACTCTAAACTCTTTACCTGGTCTGATAAAAGTAAGATACGATTCTTCTATATTTTTAACCTCAGTTTTTGAATTACTTTTATCATAAAATGTTACATTAACAGTTTCATCATCATTAACACCAGTAACAAAGCCTCTTACAGAAACATTATCTCTTAAATTAAACCCACCTCTTTGTCGCATTCTATTTGTTCTTCCTCTTATAATTCTACCTCTTTTAACTTTACGACTCTTGAGCATTATATATAAACAAACAAAATTTTTCAATAAATGAGTCAAATTATGCATTTTAATAAAAACACATAATTTATATGCAAGAAACAAAAGCTATAAGTGAAATGGCAGTAGTAGTATTAACCCGAGGTTATCAAAATTTACAACAATATAATACTCTTATAAAACGCAACATTTCAATTAATAAAAATTTAGGTTCTCTCAAAGGTATTGATATAGTCATCTTTCACGAGGGAAACATTTTAGAACCTCACCAGAAATATATACAACAATACACCCCACAACTAAATTTAAAATTTATATGCATTAAAGAACACGCATTTAAAGAAGAAAAAAAACAAATATCTATATTTGAACCAACAAAGACCTTTGGATTAAACTATAGACACATGTGTTCTTTTTGGTTTACAGACTTTTGGAACTATGTAGAAAATTATGAAATGATATTACGAATTGACGAGGATTGTGTGATTGAATTCAATATTCCAGAGTTATTTTATCATCTTCAAAATAAAGCTGCCGTATATGGAGCTTGGACGAGAGACCAAGATTTTGTTACTCACGGATTAAACAAATTTACAGAACAATTCATAAAAGAAAATATACAAATAAACCAAGCAGTTATACCACATAGACCATCTGGACCTTATACAAACGTAATTGGGTTAAACGTTGCTCGTTTAAGAATAAACACACTTGCACAAAAATATATTGAAAAGGTAAAGAGTTTGGATTATATTTATATTTTTAGATGGGGAGACTTACCTTTATGGGGAGAATTATTATTCTACTTTTGTGACCCAAATAATTATATGAAACTTGATAAAATCAAATACTTTCACGGTAGTCACAACTTTCATGTCGGAGGAGACCCCAATAAAATAAATTTTCAAAGAATGGCTTTATAAAACCTAACTAACTCAGTTTATCCAATACTTGAATCTGTGTATAAGGAATCTTATATAAAACACTACACCACTGACTAAACCCAGAACCCCAATTATACGGAGAAAAACTAATAATTTGAAAGGCATTTGACATGAGATAAAAATCCAGCATTGTTTCCATAATAGCATTATCCTGAGGGTTTACAGACTCGCCCAAATGAGCAATTTTTGTAAGCTGAATTACTACTTGTGGAAAGACCTTTTTCAAAAGCAACTTTATTTGATTGTTATCACTTAAAATCAAATACTTTGTTCCTTCTTTCATATTTTTTGATAATATTCCAATTATTTTTTTAACAACAAATGAATTTAAATTTCCATTATTTAACAAGTATTTGTCACCACTTCGGATATGAATAACAGCAAATCTTTTTGGAGACAGTTCAAGTCGCATTAGTCTTTCCTTGATAGCATTTTGCATCATTTCATTGGGCAACAATTTGCTTAGAATAAATTTGCGCCCCACATCTTGCACTTCAAATATCGGAAAACTATGGCAAAATGTAAAGAAAATATCTTTACCCCTCATAGAATTCAAGTTATTCACAAACTCAATAAAAAATTTAATTGAATTTTTACTATACGTTGTTGCATTAATGGGAACATAATTTGTGTTTTCATATCGTGATACTTCTGCGTAGTTAATATTATGTTCTGATTCTGATTCTGATTGAATCAAGTATTTTGACATGGGATGATTTTTTAAATCCATATCAAAACTCAATCCCAACATTGCGCATATTTGCATAAGACAAAAACAACCACGAATATAATCGCCTAGACCTTGCGCAACACCGTTTTTATATTTCAACTGATAGACATTGACAATCCGTTTTAGCATGTTATTGGTGAAATTTTTTGAAATAGTACTAATTGTTTCCATAATATTTATAATATAAGAATAAAAATTGACACATAAATCTCATTAATAAATTTACAGTAAAACAATGACTACAATAGCTTCAACGAGATTCAATGAAAAAACGTGGGAAGAGAATTGTTCATACCGAGAACGAGAGAAATTTTCAGGATGCATTTATTGCGCACCAACTCCATTATCTTGCAAAATCCCAGCAAATTCTCTTGTATTTGTAGTAGAAATGAATAATACACGCAATAAAATAGAGGGAATTGGTGTTATAAAAAACACACCAAACCATAATTTTAATAGACGTGATCGTTTTTACAAAGATTCCAACTACAACGCTTATATTTACAAGGGCGGATACAGAATAAGCAGAAATGAACTGAAACGATATAGTTCATCTATAGTAAAAGCACTGGACAATATTCTTTTCAAGGGAAAGAGTCACTTAAAACGAGGTTCAGGAATTAAGACAATTCCCGAAAAACTTTTGAACCACGACTCTTTCAAAGGTGTAAATCTGGAAAAAGAGTTAAAACAAATATTTATAACTCATTTTCAAAAAGAAATCGCTGAAAAAAAGGAACTAAAAAAAGAGTACTATGACCAAGACCAACAAACTTTGTAAATTTCAATATAAAATAATAGTATACAATATATACATGCCAGAAGTTGACACAAATATTGAAAATTATACTGTTTCTGAACTATTGACTATTCTTGATTTAGATACACCTGATCCACAACAAATTACAGAACAAGCAGATATGTATATTAAAAAATTTACCAATGAAAAAAATCCAGATATGGTAATTTTTTTTCGCGACATGAAAGCGGAACTTCTAAATTATGCTGATCAGTTATATAACGAAGAAGAAGACCCTATCACAGCAGAGTTAGGTAAAGCAAAAGCACAAAGCGACGCTTGGTATGAAAATCAAGACTTAAAACAAAAGGACCCCGTTCAGAAAAGAAAAATAACTGAACGAAAACAAAAAATTGGTGTCTTCAATAATCAACATGTTCCAATGAAGAGAGAACAACTAGGAGTTTCTAATACATTTAACCTTGGTATTGCACAAGATGTATTGAACCCTAATCTTAAAAATACTACTTCCCGCATTATTGTTCTAGACAGTCAATATAGACAATCAACAAATCCCAGCGAATCTGCAAGCGACTATACACTAGATTTATCAGAACCATTGTTGAATGTTCTTTCTCTCAGGTTATATTCATTTTCTGTTCCTTACACTTGGTATCTAATTGATAGAGCATACGGTAATACATGTTTCTGGTTAACTTTTGTAGATGACACTGGAGTTCCAATTATAAGTGTTAAA